CCCACTATTTACTAATATAGAATTGTCTTTATATAATTTGTAATTACTAACTTGCCCCGCATCATTTGTAGTAAAAGTTGTAGTTAATGTAGATGAAACCAATGTGCCTATTTCTAAATTATATATACTTGCTGGAGCTGTTGATAATACTATTGTAGGTGCTATATAAGTAGGAAATATTCTGCGTTGCATCATATTTATCAAAATTGTTTCAAAATCTGTTTCTTCAGGAATTACCATACCATTAGTATAACTTCCAATAGGATTGGTTAATCCTTTAACCGTTATATTTGTAGTTGTAGAACTTTTTGAACGGATACTTTTACTATTAGTATCAACAATAAAGGTATGTTCATTCAATTTCCATCTTTGTGGTAAATCTTCATTATTATAAGTTAAAAGAGTTGCATTAGATGCAGATCCTGGAATTCCTTGTGGACCGTCTTTTGTAAAAATTTTCCACACATTAGTATATATTAATGGATCCTGCCCGATAGAAGAATTTATCGTATAATATTGTGCAGTTCCACGTCTAACTAAAGAGTAGCCAGGATATGGATATGTTTCGTCCCAATCTCCATATGGAAATAAATTTGCACCAGGATCACCTTTTTCACCCATAGGTATGTAAAAATCAAAAATTGCAGATGATGCTGTGCCTCGATTGCTGACAATGGCATTTTTATTATAATCTATAGTATATGTATTTCCCGCAGTAACGGTTGCTGCAATACCGGTCGGGCCACGAGCGCCATCGGACAAGAAATAAATCCAAACATTTGAATGTGTTAATGGATCTTCATTAATAGATCCCAAAGCATTAGTTGTATAATATGCATTAGTTCCACGTTTTACCATAGAATATTGTGTATATGGATAATTAGATTGCCAAATTCCATGGGGTGTTAACATGACACCATCCTGGCCGCGTGGAATTGTAAATCTTAATCTTGCCGCTGTGGGGGTAGATCCAGTTGTATCTACATTAGCATCTGTTCCAGGAGCCCCCGTCAATGTTGGTTGAACAATAGTTATTGTACTAGTTGCTCCTGTAGGTCCTGTTGGTCCCACAGCACCAGCAAGTGCAATAGGTGCCCATGCGGCACTACCTACATATGGCTCAGATGCGGTGACCCCACCAGGAGCAATACACACCCAAGTACTATTAGAATGTCTTACAACTTGATTAAGCACATAATTGTTTGTTATATTCCATTGTGTTGTTGGTAATAATGCATATTCTCTAAAATCAGGATCTACTAATGCAGTCCATATAGGTTCACCAATTTTCCATGGTTCTGTATTTGGGCCGGAAATTGTACTATTGCATAAATAAAATTTATTAGATACTATTACAATATCATATGGATCATATATTTCACTGCCTGTCCAACCAACTTTAAATTTATAATTACCGCCGGGCTGTCCATCTTTTCCATCAGCGCCGGCACGAGCAGCTGTACCCCAATAAATATATCCGTCTAAATGATCTGGGGACACATTAGAAAATGTGGCGTCGGTTATTGTTACCCAAGTACTTCCTTTATATAAAACTATTGTACCTTTATTAGTATACACATGATTAGAATTATAATCACCAGCAAACCATAAATTACCGGCTCCATCTGCACCCTGTTGACCATCCTTTCCATCTTTACCATCTTTACCTGGTGCTCCGTCTTTTCCAAAATGAGCTATTTTACCATAATAATTTGTGTCTGTTAATGGAGTCCCTGCGGGAGTATCTTGTTTTACATAATAAACACCATAACTTGGCGAATCTAAATATACAATACCATTAGATACATATGGAATATTATTAGTATATTTGCCATGCCATATAGTATTAGATGTTATAATTGCTTCTGTTCCGTCTACTCCATCTTTACCATCTAACGTAAATAATTTCCACCCCGATACAGGATTAGTTGGATTTTTTCCTTGGGATTCATCAATATTATACCAAGTAGCTCCACTATATCTAACTAAAGAAAATTGTGGATATGTATCAGATGAATTCCAAGTACCACGCGGAATTAATATACCACCAGACGCACCATCTTTTCCTGATTGAGATAATAATACAACTTCACCAGATGCAATATAATTAGTAGGAACACCACTAGTAGGGGTCCATACATTTCCAGGCTTATTGGTTAATACTAACCCGTATGTACCTAAACCCCAAGTAACCCATGAACTATTTGTATATTCTCTACCTAATGTCCATGCACCCGCATACACGCCAAAAGTATTACCATCAGCACCTCTAGGACCAGTTAAACCGCGAAGTCCTTGAGGGCCTGAAATTGCAGGAATTTTTAATGTCCATAACGGTTCACCAGGAATCCATGGATTAGTAGTAACATCCATAGTTATATTAGAAACCGCTGGATTAGTATTCATTATAAGATTGATGGGTTGTTCTCCAGTTGGGGTATAACCGTTTGTATTTCCATCATCTAAATATAACGTATACCATGAAGATCCCAATTCAATTTGAACTTCACCAGGTGATTTGTTGGAAATATAAAACCCTGAATTAGGATAGAATAATATTTTATTAATACTATCATAATCAACAACATTTGTAGACCCTTTGGTTCTACCAGATATAGTTAAATTATTTGTCCCTGGTGGACCCGTTGTAGAATAATTTGTATTAAAAAATATTTTAAGAATATTGTCATTAAATGTTACATAATTGGAATTACCTTCGCTATATAATACATCTTGTATTCCACCAAAAGTCCATGGGTTATCATATTTTATACCGTTCCAAATAATATATCCATTAGTACCAGTAACACCACCAATATTAAATGAATTAAAATATGTATTTGTGCCTTTAAAATACCAGGCGTCTTTTGGAACTATAGTGGTATTAATAGGTATTAATGGCCATGATTGTGCTATTGCTGCACAACATATACCAATAATATATAATACTATAATCCATTTCTTCATTTTAATTAGGTAGGGGGATTACCAGGAAGTGCACTATCCGACTCACCACTGGTAGCGCCGCCACTGGTAGCGCCGCCACTAGCATCGCCACCCTCACCTGCTCCACCAGCTGGACCGAATTCTGGGGGTAATTCACCCTTAGGACCGTCTCCAGAAGGCAGTGCACTGGAACTTCCACCACCCGAAGGTCCACCGGAATCACCAATATCTGACAATGCTTGATCCATATTAGCTAATTGATCTCTCCAATTAGGGCCTTGTGTTCTGATTTGATCCAATTCCCAAGTTAATGCAGCATCTTGTTTTAACCATTCTCTATTCTCTGCAATTTGTGCATCATCCATCTTTAAGAAATAACGTTGACCATAAGTTTTTGCCATCATTTCGTTTTGTGACATATTATTAAAGTTATTCCACATCAATTCCCAAACTTGTTGATCACGAACAACTTGGAAATTAGATGGTGCTGCAAATTCTATTTGTATTTCGTATTCATTAATTTTTAATTTATCCCATAAACCGCGTAATTTTAAATGAGCAATAAAGGTATTTTTAAGACCATTAGCAAATTGTCGTTGAATTCTCATTATAAATCGAGAAAAACGCAATTCTTCGCGCGTAATTTCTGCTCCGTCTTTAAAAGTATCAGCTGGATCCAATCGGGTTTGAGGAACTTTCAATGATTTATATAATTTCTTTTGAAAATACATTAAATCGTCCAACTGACCTAAATTTTGTCCAGTTGGTATCGACTCTACTTTTGTACCATCATTACTAGAACGTTTTGCAAACCAATAATTGTCCAATGTACTTTGTGGATCATATATATTTGTAACACGACCATTTGAAAAACTACGTTTACTACTATATGACTGCATTGCTCTTTTTAAAATAGCCTCAGCTTTAGGAGGTGAAGCGTTTCCTACGTCAATATAAAAAGCCAATCTTTCTGGTGCGCGAACTAATCTGTAAATTACAATACTATCCTCAATTAAACTTAATTGTTTATATGCTCTACGTGAATTTTCAATGTATGGTAAACGAATAGTTGCATCTTCATTCCATATTCCTGAATGAATATATGTGACTTGATTGGCATCTAATGTTATTAATTCTTCTGTTTCTTTAGCCATCGCAGTTCTTTTAGGATTTAACTTTGGCTTACGCAATAAATAACCCTTAATTATCTGATTTTGAACTGTATCATATATGGGGTTTATTAATTCTGTTGGAATAGGAACAACACCAACTATACCTGCATCTTTATGATTACTATGAACTAAATTTTCATAAAATAACTCACCTTCAATAAGGAATCTTCTAAATTGTGCCCAACCCTTATCTGGTAAATCAAATATATTTATAAAATTGCGCCATTCGTCTTTAATTGATTCACGAACACTATTGTCATATCGACCTTTTAATGTAAATTCAACGATATCTCCTTGTTTATTTTCTGTAATACATTCATCACATATTTCATCAATTGCATCAGATAATTCAGCATATGCAGCCATTCTACGATAATCTTGAATTCGACGGATTTTATCTGCGTCTAAGTCCGCGTACATATATTGGTGATATGCTTTATCCAATATATTACCACCCATAAATGTATCATCTTGCTTTTGCAATAATGATAATCTTTGTATCTTGTTTTCCCTACGTTCAGATATATCATGAAATATGTCAAATTTGGGATTTTTTTCTCTTGCATTATCAATAACTCCATATGCATATGGTAGTTTTGATAACAAACTATTCATAAATCTATTTGTACCCTGTGTACTTCTGCCCATATCTGGGCCTAATCCGTCAGCCATATATAATACTCCTAAATTTATTTACCCTATTATGGTGCGGTGTCAATGACAGATATGCCGTTTTCATAAGGAAATCTAAAGCTTGTAATAGTAGGGGCTATACTGCTCGTATCCTTTATTAATTGACCATATCCCGCATCATTTGTTAATATAATATCCATTTTGCCCGTAGATAATGGTGGGGGTATAGTAAATTGTAATGCGGTTCTATCCATAACCCGCCATGAACTTGTCGGAATCATTATACCAGAAAATGGTAAAAATGATCCACTTACCAGTGTACTACTAATACCAGATACTGGAAAATATTCAGATACATTATTAAACATTCCCTCAGTACCGCTTACATATACACTCGACACATAATCCATCATGCTACCTATAACAGTTATTGTTGCCGGTCTGTTTACAGATATTGCATATGGGGCAACTGATTGAATAAAGGGGCGACCCGATACATATAAGGTTTCTGAATTTATACCAGGCTGTTCCATAGATTTCATTAATTGATAGTTATCATAAAGATGTTTAACTGCGGTAAAATTATGTTCAATTCTATAAATAGGACGAACAATATTTTCGGAATTCTTAAACAACCATCCTTTAACGGTAAAAGAAGTATCCGCATTAAACCGTAATGGTGTGGATTTTTCTAATTCTTCCGGATATTCCATAGTAATATCCTCATTCCACATAACCGCGCTTCGAATTTCAAGGGTTTTCCCTGTAATAGGGTCTGGCCAAGGCCAACTAATTATTACATATGGATCAGTATATGGAACAAAATTGGTTATAATTTGATCCATATCTATCTGATACCTAGTCATAATAGATACTTTAAATGTTATATCTACCGGAACCGGTTGTAATAAATGAAAAGCATATTTTTCGGGCGCCAATGCATTAACATAGTGTCCTTCATGCTTATTAAAAACCCTTTCTTTATCGCGCTTAATTCCTCCCATACAAACAGCAATTAAGGGTAAGGTTATGTGCTCTTGTTTATTTATTAAATCATGAAGAACTCGTTGTTTATGACCCCATAATAAAGGAATTTTAATTTTATCTTGTACTTCTCTATTCGCATTAAATCTTTTTATAACAATTTCGTTTAAAAAGTCTTCAAATTGAGCTATTATATTTCTTACTTCCCAGTGGAATGTTTGTTTACGTGGCATATTATAATACTTTCTCAGTATTATTTAGTCCAGTAAACAAATATTAATGTATTCTGTCTTTAAAGAACTTGGGCAATTTTATCCAATTTTCTTTTAATACCCTTAATATTTGCCCATCTAATATAAAAGTATCGGAATGATCATTTGAATGTCTAGTACATCGTCCACACGATTGTATAAGTGTTGTTAGCATTTTATTTTTATACCATACTTTGTCTTTATCAAACAAGGTTTTAATCCTTTTTGACCCTAAAGGTGGATATGGTAATTTTACTACTATTTGAAATCTTCCCAATTCATCTGGTAAATCTGTTCCATATGCTAAACTTGGAGACACTAATACTGTAGGATCTTTTCGATTTTTATGAATTTCTAATAATTTTTCATTATTAATGCCCGCTTCTCTATATATAAACCTTCGGTCTCCTCTAAAAAATTGTCTAAGATATTCATTAATTTTAAAATTATGTGTGTGTATTACACCTTTACTATCTTTATAATGTTCTACTATTTTCTTTATTTGATTTGCTATATGAGGTAAGTTTTTATCTATTTTATTATATCCTAAATCATATTTTGCTGCGCTACAATATATAGGAGATTTCTCATGATCAAATACACTTCCTAATTCTATATAAGCATAATCATCAATGCCTAATTGCTTTGCTAGATGCGCGGGATCTATAATCACCGCTGCCATTAAAATTACATGCCGGGCACGGTCAAATAACATATGCGCTAAATTGTTAACATGTAACGGAACAAACGAAACATCATCACCTGTATGTTCTATTATTATCTGTGATTTAAACCAATTACTTAATAATAAACGTATTTTATTGCTTAATTCATTAAGATATCTGTATCTTTTTAATTCTTTATTAAATTTCTTCGTTCTTTTATTTCTTTTAAGTAATACGTCTTTCTCCAATTGAATTACAATGTATGTAAGATCTTCATTTAACTTAGTGAGCCATTTCATTCCGTCTTTAGGATCTTCACTAAGTAATTTATTTATAGTATTAACCCCCATGGCGGTCATTAATTGTTTATAGTTTATTTCTACTGAAAAATGACCAACTAATTCGTCTTCTAATTCAGATGCCTCATCACAAATTAAAAATTCAGTTTGCATAACGTGATCAGGTAAATGTAATGCCATACTATAATTCATTACAGAAAACTTACTTATAAGAGCTTTATTTCGTGCATTATAATAAGGACAACCGCCCTTTGAATCGCATTCTTGCTTTTCTGTTGAACAAAATGCCATATCACATGTTAACGTGGGCTCTATGATACATTCATAATTGTTTTTTCCTTTTAATATTGCTACATTATCACCAAATAATTCTTTATATTGATCCTGCAATGCTTTAGTTACCGTTAATACACAGCCTCTATGATATCCAGCAGCCACTGCTTTAGAATCATGTATATACCCTTTATGTCCATCTCGTTGAAAAATAGTTTGATCATCCACCATATCAATGAAACGTTTAGGAGGACTTTTACAACTTAATGATACAGATGCTGCAATATGACTTTTTCCACTACCAGTAGGGGCACAAAGAATAATAAACTTTTTATTAGCTCGAATTGCCTCTTCTATTTCGTTTATTGCATCTACTTGTATGGCGCGAGGAACACCAGGAAAATTAGCTATTAAATTCATAATGATATTGTATATTACCTTTAAGATAATGTCAAGTTAAAATACCATATCATTTGTGGTTTTAGGGGTTTCTATAATAATTTCAGATTGATCTAAATCAACAAGGTTTTTAACACACTTACAAGGGGAATAAATTTGAAGTGTTGTATTATAACCAATATACCCTCTTCCGTAACATTTTTTGCAATTATCTGGCGGAGCCTTTATTAGTTTAAGTTGATATCTATCTAAATTTTTTGTCATTGACTCTGGTAATCTATATTTTATTCCAGACAATAAACACATGTACCAATTCTTTTTCATTTTTCTATATAATCTATAATATCATCATTTTTATGAATTGCAACAACACCTTTATCAATTTTGGTTGCACCATTATTTGTTAAAGAATATAAAGTACTTGCAATTTTAAATTTATCTGTTCCCTTTTTTGTAGAACTTACATAAGCTATTACATCTAAAACATATTCATGTGTTATCCATTCCGACAATGATTCTATAAATTGATTATATTCCTTTAAAAGTGTTTTACCCTTATCATTTAGGTCACTGTTACCGCTATTATCCTCTAATTCGTTGGTATTAAATTGTCTATTTAATTCTGTTAATTCTTCAAATTTCATAATACTAAATCCATTTCTATTATTATTTCATTGTTATAAAATTTTGTTTTTTTAGCAGGTGTTATTTTACGTAATTTTTCGTATAATCCTGGATTATTTTTCCCTAAACTACTTATTTTATAGTCAAACAATATATTATTTGAATCAATAAAATTTGACTCAAACGGTATTGGCATGGAATAAATAACAATTTTTTGTTTCTTAGGTGTTATTAAATATAAATCAATGTTAAAATTATTTTGCTTAAATAAAATAAACTTACCTCTTTTTAAAACTCTTTTACCATTATATATTGTTAAATGTCGTTGCAACATTTGTTTTAATAAATTTTCAAAAGGTGTATTAGATATATCCATATACACCTATTTATGTCAAAACTCATATTTTCCAACCCGTTTTATCATTTGTTCATGAAAACAAGTTTATTATCGGCGCTCATAGATTCTAGATATTTTGTAAAATATTGCCAAAAATTCGCCTGTTCTTCTTTGGTTTTAACCGGAATAACTGTAATAACATCCACCCATTCACAACTTACATTCCTATATTCCTGCCAAAGTATATCCCATACAGTAACCATGTTATGCTGTGCTTCTGAAACAACCGGGGGATGAGTGGGTGGTTTAAAATGTAACGCGATATGTCCTGGTGCACTATTTAAAATATTGGTTGCATTAGTACATAACATTCGACGTGTCGGTTTCCAACCAGGTTTAGGGTGTCTTCTTAGAAATTTAAGCTCTAAGACATTTTGTTTAGATAACATTTTAAGACTCGACCATGTCAATCTCATGTAATTATTTATGTGTCGTCATCTAAAACTTCTACTAATATAGTTTGAATGGTAAAACATTCTGATGAGGGCTCTTTTGGATTATCTGAAGGAGTATTAAATTCATTAGTGTAATAAATTCTACCAGTTTTTGTCGGAGAATTATAAATTTCTATCAATTGACGTTTTATACATCCTAATTGGTATTTTCCGGGTTTACGGCCTATAGATGCATTTTCAGTTATAATCCCGCAATCCTTAACTATGTATTTATATATTTGTTTTAACGTGCCTTTATACCCTTCATCCATACATATCCTATGATTTCGAGTTACGTTTTGGTTTCTTAACAATAGCGAAGATTCTTTCTTCATTTAAGAAAATCAATTTTTTACCCGAAAATGTAATCATAGGAATGCCACGATCTGAAGGAAACATAATTAAAACGCCTGGCTTGACGTTCTCAGAGCACTGTGGACCCATTTTTAATACTTTAGCTACACGCCAAAGTTTATTTGTAATTTCTTGCTTCAACCAAATACCATCACGAAGTACCTCTCCATGTTCATTCTCGTCGACATATTCAGCCATTATGATATCATGTAAGGGTGTTTCTATGTCCCAATCATTTGGTATACGTGTAGATCCTGTTTCATCCATCTTAAATGTTGGTTTAGCACCAACTCGATCTTCACGCGCAGCTTTCAATTGTTCTGTTTGCACTGCTTTAGTTGTTGCCTTATCTGCTTTTACAAAATCTGCTAATCTGCTCATATATATTATTTAATTAATTTGGTTTGTTTTGCAATATCAATATTATGATTATTTATCAATTCTTCTACTTCTCTTGTAGACATTTCATAATTATATGCCAACTGTTTAATTAATTGTATCCTTTCCGGGTTCGCCTTTTTAATTTCTTTATTCTTTTTAATATAACTTATTTTTTTAAATTTTGTTTGTGGCATAATAGTTAAAAACGCCTTATACCACATATCTTTATCATCAAATGCAAGCCATAAACGATTAAATGTTTGGTTTATTAATTTAGACATTGACGTTGAATACATACTAATCCAACGGCATAACATATAAGGTTGAAATTGTGAACTTGCATCACAATCCTGTAACAAATTACCACGTTTCTTATATAAAATATCGTTTATAAATGTAAAAATGTTTGTCATTTTGAAACTGTTATTTTTGTTGTTGCTATGAACATATCACGAGTAACCCAAGTGAAATAATTTTCAACTTCCTTTATGAATTCCATTGCAACTTCTTCACCGAAATTTGTACTGTATGCATGTTCTGGTGCTTTTGACCCGGCGTTAATATTGATTCCGGTGTGACCAATGGCGGCCCCAGGAGCCATATATGTTATGCTAACACTTGCTTTCTTTGGTTCTTGCGATCCATGTATTGCCACCATAATATCATCACCGTCTACCATTACAGCCGACGCAGCAGTTGGTATTTTATTAAGAAGATACTTAGAAAGTATATTGGCAATTCCTGAATTAAATAACCGTTGAAATGCTACAGCTCCAAAGCAATCTGTAATTAATGGTATTTCCCAACAAAAATTAATCATTTTTTCACTATAAATATAATCCTTTGCAAGAATATCTTCTGTATCAATCATACCCGCAGCTTCAACAATTGCTGGCGCAATAAAAGATACTATATCTCCACACGGAGAAGTATTCTTTCTAAAATACTTATATGCAAATCTTTGATGAATAAATGGCCCGTTATATATTGGTTGATCTGTTATAATCATTTTACTCCTAAATTATTTTATAAATCAATTCTGTCAAGTATATCTTTTAATTCAAATATTAATTCATTAATTTTATTAACGTTATCCTTTATAGAATATGCCAATGGTGCAATATTCTCTACGGGTACAGGGGTATTCTGTTCTTTGTCATCTCCGCAATTTATTGGGTTAGTAAGAATACTATTTAATTTTGTTTTCAAAACATTAAAATGTTCACCAAAATTATAAATAGATTTTGTCAATTCATCTATTTGAATTAATATGTTTTTTTTATCTCCATTTTTTACTTGTTCTTTCATATTAGTATAATTAATCATTTCATTTCTCCTTTCAAATTCACAATATTATTACTTTATTATGATGTTCTTTCGTTAATTTCATTTTTTCCCTTTAACATTTCAACTACTTTATCATATCCACCTAATTTTTCAACTTCTTCCCATGCTTCTTTCCAAATCCATGAACTAGTTTTTTCCGAATTAGTGTTCCATTGCGGATGAAATCTCAAACAACCATCATCTTCACTAATAGCCCACTCACCATATTTTCCAAAAATATGATATTTTATTTTATTTGCTTTCATAATTTACTCCTTATTTGTTTTATAACTTAATGGATCTATTTCTCCTATTGTTTTAAATGCCTTTAATCGTTTTTGGCATGCCAAACATTCGCCACAACTTAAAGTATCTCCTAAATAACAAGTATATGACTCATTATAAACATCTATAGAATATCGTTTTATAATCCTTTTTAAGGTTTGTACCTTTGTTTCGTTTATTAATGGTGTATCAATTACAATATCAAGATTTTGTCTTTCATCTTCATGATATGTCATTCTATAAAAATCATCAATAAATACATATTCTTTCCCACGTATTGGTCTGGTTAACCCACATTGTATTGCTAGTTCCATTGCCCTAAAAAATACTGAACGCCCATCTCTATAATTTTCTTTATCTTCTATGCATGAACCAACTGCAATTGTGTCACAATTGTTAACCTGTGCAACTGATGCGGCTAACATAAGAAAAATACCATTCCTCATAGGAACAGCAGTATTTTGATCGTTTGAATTTTTATTATTAATATCAATAGAATAATCGGTTAAACTACTTCCACCTATTTGTCCTAATGGAACATCTAATACTATTCTTTCAATATTGTATTTATAACAAAGTCTTTGTGCCGCCATGTTTTCCATGTTAAAATTGCGCTGGCCATAATTAAATCCTAAAGATAAAATATTTGATGCACCGTAATTCTCGATGTAATCAAGCATAACGGATAAACTATCCATGCCACCAGAATGAAGGACCATTTTTTTCATAATTTTATTCATCTTCAATAAAAACTTTAGTTAATCGATCGTAATCTTCATCTCGTTGTTTTACACTTTTATAAAAAACATTAATCGGTTCCAACCCTTTACCTGTAAGAACAGAAAGTAAAATTGACGAATAATATAATCCATCTTCATACAATGCTTCATGTTGTTGAAACAATATAAGATAATCTGTAGTAATAACAGTTTTGCGGAGATCATTTAACTTTATATTCATTTTTCCTCTTTCGTTTCTATTGGATGTTTACTTGGAATAAATTTAATAAACAAATCAACAAGTTGACCATCATCTAATTTTGTCCATGTTATTGAATCAACATTACATAAATTAATCCCCATGTAATTTGGAATCACTGCTAGATCTAATGGAGATTCACCTGTAACTATTAATTCAGCCACAGTTTTTGTTATGGTTTTCATACAATTTATTATATATTAGGTCAAATAATAATCAACAAAAAAAGCCCTCCGAAGAGGGCTTTGATAGATTGAACAATTATTCAATATCTATTACAATGTTTCTTTTTCGCGCTGCTGGGGTAGGTGGCAAAGTAATTGTCAATATTCCATTTTCCAATTTACTTTTAATATTATCCACGTCAACATCTTGTAATTTAAATATCTTTGACATTGAGCGATGACTTAATCCTTTTCTAATATATTCTACCCCTTCTTCTTCGGATTTACGTGATTGTTCGATATTGATACACAAATCATCTTTCTCGACTTTAACACATATTTCATTTTTGTCGACTCCAGCTACGGCAAAGACTAATTCGGTTTTAATTAAATTTCCGTCTTTATCCTTTACCGCTTTAACGTCATATGGAAATACATCTGTTGTATAAAATGAATTCCAATCTGGTTCGTCGCGAAATATTTTGCGTGGAAATGCAATATCCAGCACTGATGGAAGATCAAAAAGATCTCTATTAAGTTTAACTATTCCTGTCATATTTATTCTCCTTTCATTTTAGCAAGAATATACTATTATTTCTAATAGTCGCTTACCTAGTTTCTGGCATAAGCTGAAATGAATACACCCGTACTCACTTCTAAATATAATTTACCCTATAATTAAATAAAGGCAACGAAATTTTAATTTAATCTAATTTTATTTGGATTGTATTTATTTGAGTCGTTATAAAAAGGTGGATCATCTGGGTCTTCACCTGTTATTTTTCTTTGTATATAATTACCTGATTTGTCATAATTGCTAGCACCACCTAAAGTACTTGCAATGGCGGCTTGACTAATAATTTTAGGTGATGCCATGCTATTAAAACGGGCCACATCGCTCATGGCGCGCGCAAGTGCCGGTGAAGTTGCTGGTGTATAGCCGCGTAAAATTAAATCACTAGCAGTTGCTTGTGCTTGTTTTGCCGCGGCTTGATATTGTCCTTTTGCTCTACTAGGAGATAATATTTTAGAAACCCAATTAGTAAAAGTCTTTACAATTTCCCCAGCTACGCGATTTGCTATACTCTCGACAACATTTGGGGACACACTATTTATACGAAGTAGTAAGATTTGGGTTTCATCAATTCCTAATTTAAACACTCTATTTGCCCATGGTATAAATTTAGGGGCTAATTTGGGTGATTTTATAATTTTAGCAAGTAATTTTGATATTGGGCCGCCAGATTTACCTAACATTGCTGCTTTATTAGCAAGAAAATATAAAGCTTTAGCGGCAGTTCCAATAATAGGTTTTCCGCTATTCATGGTTCTTGCAACCAATCCAGATGGAAAAGCAAGCCCTGGAATTGCACCAATTAACGTTAAGGTCCCCATAATAAATTTTTTACGAATAAAATATACAACAGCATGAGCCAAATTAATTAATCCTGATTGATCAAACGCACCGGCGAAATGAGTTGCTCCATGTATCCAACTCCATGCATCTTCATTTACTAATTCTTGTCTATAACCAAACAGCTCTTTAACAAAATCTTGATCTTGTGATAGTTCATATGCAATTCTAGCACTTTCTTGTAAAATTTCATCGGAAATGTTTTGTCCCTCAAAAATACATTTTACTTTAAGTTCTTCATATATTAAATTTTCTGTTATAAGCGTGTTGTTTGGTTGTATTAATAAACCATATGTAGTTTCAAATTTATTCATATATGTACTCTCTGTATTTATTTACCATATTTATTGTTAAAATGGGTAAATAATTCAAAGGTTATACATATGTTATGAATAGATTTAGAACACAATTTATTAAAATGTTAAAGGAACAAGGACCATTAACAGATTTATCCGGCGGAATACCAGCAGCTCCAGGTAATTTACCTCAAGGTGATCTTAGGGTACAAGGACCAGAACTACAAGCAAGTCTTGATGATACTCAAGCAGCCGGCGATACCCCAGATCCTATTCTAGATGGATTGCCTCAATGGCAACAAACCGCAAAAGAATTACAAGGCACCACCCTTGAATTATTAAAACAGGTAAAAATAGCAGCGGGCAAACCGGGTGCAGGTAAAATTTGGGGAAGGGCTGCAAGTTTATTAAGTGATATTGGATCTAAATTTGCAGCACTGGGAAGTGAATTTGAATCTGCGGGTGTAACATATAGTGCAACAAAAGCAGAATTGGCTAGACAAGGGCAATAATAAAAATGAGTAAATTTGATTCTCAAATAAAAAAATTTATTGATATACAATCATGCCCGGGTTCTTATTATAATATAACAGAAGCAATTCAGAATGATCTCATTGATAACAACACATGGACAGATAATGATACTATGATGTTTTTAAATGCTATAAAAAACGAAGAATGGACAGATGCTTTAAGTATTTTAATGAAAGATCCTACGGTGCCTACTATATTGTCTACTGAAAAACTTGAAAGGATAAGAATTGATACTGAAAACACAATTGCAGATTTTGCAGCAGGATTCAATAACATTAATAATACAACCAATGAAATTGGTAATAACGAAGATAACGCGGTAAATGAAAATAACGGTTCCACGGATAATAATAAATCATATAATGATTTACCCCCAAACCAAGACGAAATTCAAACTACGCTCAATAGAATTAATGATGTCGTAGGAAAAATAAAATATATGACATCAGAAAAAAATTTAATCTTTATGTTTAACAATTTAAAAAAAGCATACGAGGGCAAATATAAAGATAATATGAAAAAATTAGGTACACTTGCCGAAAAAAGTGGCTGGCAAACATGGATACAAAATATTGGAAATGCATTTAAATATGAATTAGGTGGTATTAATAAAATAAAAGAAGAACAATTCAATAAAGTAATGAATAATTATATTAATGAGAATTTAATGATAATTAATGAAAATAAATTATTGGTAATTTTAAAGAAGATTGGATGGGGTGTAGGTATTGCCATAATTATGGGTATTATCAATCTTATTGGTACTATGTGGATGAAATCGGCCCAAATGCCATTTAAAATTTTACTGTTAATTATTAAATATTTAAATAAATACAAACCTTTTCTTTTAAAATTATTATTCCCTGTTAATAATATGGGTGTAATGATTATAGGCCCTGATGGCGGAAAAAATATGGGGTCTGAAATAGAAAAATGGGTTGATAATATAATAGGTTTTGTTTTAGATCTAACAGACGATTTAGTAAATTTAGTCGGTGTATCAGATATGCTTAATAGCCTTAAAAGCACTGGACGAGATATATTACATAAAATATCGGGGCCTATAAACCGTGCAATTTTATCAAAAACTGGAACAGGGGATTAAAGTTAAATGAACTGGTGGGAAGAAAAATGGTTTACAACATTACCAGAAAAAATAAAACAAAATTATTATTCTGCGTATAATCATAAATTTATTAACGACAGTGATATAGACGAACTAAAAAAATTACCGCGGCAAACACACGCTGTTATACAAACTGTTCCACTAAATGCTTATTCCCAAAGTATACAAAATATGAGGAATTTAGCCGTTTATAGAAATTTTAATAGAGCTGCAGAAATACAACAAGGGAATAATGGTGAAATGGAACACGACCCATTAATGAAAGCAATGATAAATCAAATGAGCTCAGTGGGTAAAGTTGCTAAAGAAGGTGGGACTCAAGCCCAAATGGTGGGAACTGCAGCAAGAAGCATGATACATTCAATGAGAAGTTTTGGAAACAGCACCGCAGAATTTGTATTTGGAACCTTTTTTGAATGCTTTAAACAAAAATATTTTAATGAGCCAATTCAAAAATATGTAAAGCCGAAAGCTAGAATATTAATAAAAGGTACATGCCGCGATTTATTCATTATGTTTGCTATTGTCAATAATATGAAAGACAACAAAATAAACTATTTAAATATAACATCCGAAGCATTTATAAATAATATAACACAAGTAATATATGATACATATAATAGCTATGCTATTGATATGGCTAAAAATTTATGGGATGTAAAGCTTCCCGATAACATATTAATAACAATAGGTAGACAAGTTACAGATACCGTATTTTCTCTTACTAAATATATTCAAAATAGTTATAATATACAAACGTATAAAATTTTGGTACCTTCAATTAAATTAATGGGTGAAAATGAATTTAATGATATCAATGTTATAATGCGCGCTATCAACAATACTATAGGTCTTGTTGGACGTAAAGAAAACAATAATGAAATATCATGTCGTTGGAAAGATGATGGTATCAAATTTATTATGACATATTTACAAGAAGCCGAACAGAAAATACGCGATGAATGTATAAATAGTATAAAGGACACACTTATGAAAACAACTCCATCCAGTAATGTTACAAATGAATCATTTCAAAAATTTATAAATAACTCTTTATTTGATAAATTAGTGATAAATTCCATCCGTTCTCAAATTGTTCTTAAAGAAAAAGATAATGTGCAGAACAACCAAAATCAAGACAATCAAAACCGGGACAATAATAATGCAGACATAATTAACACTGATCAATTCTCTGATGGGGATGACGGATACACTGAATTAAGAAATTTAAACTGGCAAGATGTTTCCCGATCTCTTTTAAAACATACAGCACCCCAGTTAATAGGTATGAATACATCTGGTAATACTGGTGTATATAATCAGCAGGCTTCCAATTCTGAACAGCGCGCTCAATTATCTAGTACTCAACAAAGTATTCTTGACCAATTGAAAAAATTGAAACCAGAAGAAATACAGACAATAATACAACATATAAATATCAAATAACATATTGTATCTTCTTATTTCTAATGTATAATAATATACATGGTAATTCCCACAGAATATATAATAGTAAAAATTAGACAACATACCAAACGACCCACAAAATTAAAGCACCGAGTTGGCGTTTATAATTTTGAATGCCCAATATGCAATGAAGGCAAAAGTGCGGGAAAAAAGAAACGCGGCTATTTTATGGCAGATGAAGGATATTTTTATTGCCATAATTGTAACCGTGGATGGACACCAATGACATGGATACAGCAAGTTTGTGGATTATCATATAAAGATATAATGACTGAAATTAATGAGTTTGGATATTCAATAGATGATATAATTGAACCCCAAACACAAATTAAAAAAGTTGACTTTGGAACTTTACCTGAAGATAGTATAAATCTATTAGACCCAAACCAGGTTAATTATTATTCACAAAATACAGCGGTGCAACAATGTTTAAAGATAATACAGCAACGTCGTTTAAATCTTGCCATCAACCGGCCTAAAACATTATGGGTATCATTAAAAGATAAAGTACATAAAAATAGATTATGTATTCCATTTTATGATGATGATAATCAAATTAGATTCTATCAAACACGAGCTGTAATGCCTGAAGATTTAAATGATAATAGACCAAAATATCTATCAAAACTTAACTCGGATAAACGGATATATGGTATTAATAATATAGATTCTAATAGGGACTATATATTCATTTTTGAAGGACCAATAGATAGTATGTTTACTGTAAACGGTGTAGCTATCTGTGGCTTACATTTAACAAATATTCAAAAACAGATATTGCAACGTTATAATCTTTATAAACAAATTTGGGTATTAGACAATCAAATAATAGATAAAGCCAGTAAAGAAAAAACAATGGAATTAATTGATAGGGGAGAAAGAGTATTTATTTGGCCCGAAAAGCTAAAAAAATATAAAGATTTTAATGATATATGTATAAATTTTGAAATTAATGAAATATCTAATAAATTTATTATAGACAATAGTTTTGAAGGTATCGAAGCAAAAACAAGATTAAAAATTAATCAACATCGTTAAAAGGACTTTTAAATTCAACATCAGCGGTTTTTTGTGCTACTCCGCGATCCTCGGGCAATATAGGAAACAAATCATTTCCAGATAGATTAGGTGATACTGTTCCTGTGAAAGCGGTGTTTAAATAATTATATCCTAATTCCATTAACAGTCTCTATTCACATTTCTTTTTAACACATTTTTTACTTCTGATTTATGTTTTCGTAAAAAGTTTTTGTGCTCTCTGCGTTGTTTTTTAATTTTTTGTTCTTGTGTCTCTTCGTTTATTTGGCCGGTATCAATTTGACGTAAATGAAAATTTAATGCCTTTATAAATTTAGCCCGGTGGTTATTAATTCCAGTATCTTCTTCTAATTGTTGTCTTTTATATTCTTCTGATACGGCAGATAAAAATTTAGGACTAAATTTAATTTGCCGCGGATAATATTCCCTTTTTACAGATTTATATACATTAAAATTTTCGCATAATTGTTTAAAATTCATAATCAGGACTCCCAATAATCATCATCCAATCCCATATCTTTGTATATATCGGTACCATAGCCTTCCGGCTCGTCGTCATCTGATGTTCGTTTCTTTTTACTTATAAAACCATATCCTTCGCCATTATCGTCACTATCATCTACAATATTACCTTCATCATCGTATTTAGGTTCGCCACCCCACATGTCTTCATCTTCATCGGGGACAGATACTTCAACGTCATCTGGAAGGTCTTCAGCACGAGCATCATCTATATTATCTAAAGGATCTTCTACTTTTTGTGAAATTGGTTCTTCAGATACATCTGTACCACCAGGAACAAATTCATCTGTAGCTGCGTCCCATGTAAGCATTTTTGTTTGTTTATATAACCCTGACATAAAATTCTTAAATTGGTTCATCTGTAATTTAGTAACTTTATATTGAGGCGAAACGCTGGTTGCAAATAATTCATTCATTTTAAGGCCGGTTGCCTGTTCTCCTGTACTAGGATTTGTTGGTAAATTATTGATCAAATATTTGATATTTAAAAGAACAGTTCTATACATATCAACTCGAGACTTATATAGTTCTTTATAATGACGTACAAAAGGTGAATCACTATCTGATATAGGAGCATCAAGCTCTGCTGGTCCTAGATTCGGATCATCTTTATATTTTTTAATGCGCATTCCTCTAACAACAGTACGTGGAATAGAAATTGAATAAAACTCATTTTCTTCTGGTGTTAACATATTCTTTGCATCTTCACGCGCTTTATCCCCTATCTCAATATAAGGATACTTATTGCGTGCTTCATTAATAACCATTTCGCATATAGAATCAAATGTTAAATTACCGATCATAATTATACCTCTTAATACAATTATTTACCGGTATTTATATCTTTTTATAGAAACTGCAAAAGAAAACTATGATGCTTTAGCGCATAGATGAATTTTGCACACCTTTCATAATAATATATTAAATTAATTTACCAAAAAAGCAAGAAAATTTAGCTGGTTAGCAT